AGTAGTGTACTCCACACTAATAACTTTCAAACTTTGGTAAACTTGAGAATTGCAAGGTGTAACTTGGCATTCTAATGATTGAGTTGGAATTTAATGATGTCGCTGCTAACACCAGCAGTACTTTTGACCCAGAGATTGCATACGTTAACTTTAAGCGTATCCACACCACTGGGCTTAGTTATGACCACATTCGAATCTTCTACATTAAAGGACGCGAGATTAAAACTAGTCTCACAAAAAGAAGTGAATGGGAGGTTACGCTTAACCTTGGGGGCTGGAAGGTTACTGTATTTAATACAAATTTTCCTGGCAACAGGAACAGTCCAGTTCCAGACGATGGTCTTACCCTCCACAGACTCAGTGGATACCTTGCCAGGTACCTACTTGAGAAAATACTGAAGGTGAGTGACCCAGAGAAAGTCATTATAAAATCAAAAATAATAAATCCACTAGCTGAAAAGAATGGAATAACCTGGTCTGATGGCGAAGAGGTTTACCTCTCTTTCTTTCCTGGCTCAGAGATGTTCTTAGGAACATTTAAATTTTACCCTCTGGCAATAGGAATTTACAAAGTTCAGAGGAAAGAGATGGAACCTAAGTACTTGGAGAAGACAATGCGCCAGAGGTATATGGGGCTAGAAGCGTCAACCTGGACAATCAGTAAAGTCAATGAAGTTCAGGCTGCCCTTACAGTGGTTTCTGGGCTAGGCTGGAAGAAGACTAACGTCAGTGCTGCAGCCAGAGAATTCTTGGCAAAATTTGGTATCAGCATGTAATTGAGTCCTAAATTTCAATCTGGAAAAATTAAACATTTTATTCAATTTGGCTAAAAGAGTCTTCGGACTCACAACAAACAGCTATTTGGGTGGGTGGTTGGGGACAGAAATACTACGGTATATATATTCCAAATTCATTATTGCTGTTTTAAGTTTTAGGTGGAGCACACTACT